GCAGACGCTCAGGGGTAGGACTAGGGAAGAGCGAGAGATCAGGGCGTATGGGTATGTCAGCAACCCTGTAGTGGGTAAGTTCCCGAGGTTTACCGATAGGAACATTATCTCTAAGGACCAGATCCCCAAGGACGGGACCAACTATATGGTGGTCGATCCAACGCCGGGAGACCGCAACTGGTATATGTTGTGGGCAAAGGTAGACGATCTGGGCAGGACTTTTGTTTACAGGGAGTGGCCTGATAAGGCCAACTACGGAGAGTGGGCCGTTCCGAGTGAGAAGCTGGACGGTAAAAAGGGGCCAGCACAGACGGCTGACTGCGGGAGGAACATTCAGCAGTATAAACAGCTCATCAGGGAGCTGGAGATCTCTGATGGTGGCATTCATGAGAGATACATAGATCCCCGGGCTGGCAGGACTGCGGTGATCGGACAGAAGGAACACAACCAGAGTCTGATTGACTTACTGGCAAATCCTGACAGGGGCGCAGGCGGAGAGATCGTGAAGGACGGTCTTTTGTTTGTGCCTTCAGCAATGGCCCACATTGACGAGAGCTGTGCTTTGGTCAATAACTTGTTTGCCTACGACATGAGCAGAGAGGTGAGCATCCTAAATGAGCCTAGGCTGTATGTGTCCGAGGAATGCCAGAACCTGATCTACAGTCTGAAGACGTGGACTGGTAATGATGGTGATAAAGGAGCGAGCAAGGACCCGGTGGATGCTCTGAGATATTTGATTTTGATGGACCCGATTTACGTTTCGAGGCAGGCCCAATATACAACTGACGCTTTGAGCTACTAATGAACACGAGCATAGACGACCGCTTGCAGGTCAACACAGACCCTAACATCAACCAACTCTGCACCGAATACCGCAGGGCATTCAGTGATGACAGGATAACCTACCGTGTCAGGGAGTCTGACGAGACCCGTTTTGCTACGTGGACCGGGCAGAGCCGGGACGGTAAGAAACATGCGAAGGACCTAGGTCGGCAACCATTCCCGTGGGAAGGGGCCAGTGACACTAGGATCAGGCTATCTGACGAGGTCTGTTCTTTTATGGTGAACCTTAGCACCTCTGCCATCAGCAGGGCTGCACTGAATGTGGCAGGCATAGAATCGTCTGACCACAAGGCGGCGTCTGCTGTGGGTCTTTACTTGAGGTGGATGCTTTCGACTTTGATGCAACCCGGCTGGGAAGAAGAGCTGGAGTTACACGCAGAATACGCAGCGCAGTATGGTTGGAGCGTTCTTCACGTGATCTGGGATAGATCCTATGCCCAGACCCCTCGGACGATTAACCTCCAAACTCTCTCCGGCTTCCTAGGAGTCAATGCCCCCCAACAGGTCGATGCTCTGACCGCTGCGCTGCAAGACGAGCAAGAATACATTGCTGACCTACTGGTCGCCAGCAATGAAGGACTGACAAGAACCAAGGCACTCAAACACATTCGAGAGATTGTCGAGAAAGGTGAGACCACCTTTGATCTGCCTGATATGGTTAAGAATCAGGCTCGCATCGTGGCACTGAGACCGTATCACGAGGTCTTGTTCCCGCCTGAGACAACGGACCTGCAGAGAGCCCGTGCGATCTTTCGCCGTGAGTATTACACCCTAGCAGAGCTGGAGGCGAAGGCTGCCAGTGGCGAGTGGGACAAGCAGTGGGTAGAAGAGGTAAAGAAGACCGCAGGCCAGAGTTCTCAGGTATGGGATCAGGGCCTGAGCCCGGTGCTGGGTAGCACAGAGCGACTGGACGACAAGACCAACTTGATCGAGGTCATTCATGCCTACAGCCGCAGGGTGACAGAGAACGGGAACCCCGGGATCTACATGACAGTTTTTTCCCCTTATATGGAAAAGAATGCCCGTGGTGAGGAAATGTTTGCCGAGCACAAGCTGGTGACAGAGGCTGGGGATACTTACCCGTTTGAGACCTTTACCCGTGAGCGAACCAGAAGGAGCCCGATTGAGTCACGTGGTGTATCGGAGATCGTTCGCACGTGGCAGGCAGAATACAAGGCTCAGGCAGATATGGTCTTTGACCGCTCGAGCTTTGACACGCTGCCTCCGCTCAAGGTTCCTTTGCGGTATGGTCAACGGATCAAGGTTGGCCCCGGCGTTCAGGTATCGGAACAGAGGCCCGGTGACATTGGATGGATGGAAGCACCTCGCAGAGGCGCAGACCTAGCCTTCACCCTGATGGATCATATCCAGCTCAGAACAGACCGTTACTTTGGCAGACCCAATGCGGCCATACCTCCAGTAGAGACACAACTCAGGCAGCAGGCCTACGTGCATCGCTGGCTCAGGCACATGAGTTGTGTGATCGGCAGGATCTGGGACCTGACTCAGGTCTTCGACACGGATGATCGTTTTGCTCTGGTGACTGGCACTAACATGCCACTGCCTCGAGACCCTAAGAAATACAACTTCACGTTGCACTTTGATGTCAGGGAACTCGACAATGAGTTTGTCCAGAAGAAGCTGCAGGCGATCAGTCAATTCGTCCTTCCAGAGGACACGATGGGCATCGTGGACAGGACCAGACTGATCCGTAAGAAGCTGCAGGTCATCGATCCAACACTGGCAGACGAGCTGGTGGTGGAACAGGCAGAAGCATCGCAGCAGATGTTTGATGACATGAACAATCAAGTGGCCTTGATGTCACTTGGTAATCAGCCTAAGTTTGTCGAGAACGATCCGTCTGCAGGCATCAAGATGCAGTTCATTCAACAGATCATTCAAGGCAACCCGAAATATCAACAGCAGATGCAGGAAGACGAGCAGTTCGCACAGCTTGTCCAGACATTTGCTCAGAACCTGCAGATGAGCGTGACTCAACAGCAGAACGCTCAGATAGGCAGGATAGGTGTGAATCCAAATGCATAACGAATACAGGTTCCAAGGTTACGAACAATGGCTGCTCGAGGCTTTCTCGATGCAGGAAGAACATCCAGTCAGGCGTGGCATCGACACGATCCTGAATGAGATAATGAAGGCCGAGTCCGGTAATGTAACCGGACCCGGCTTGACTTCTGAACAACGGCACTACTTCGCAGGAAGACTTGCAGCAGTTCAGGATCTCTACTTCGCATTCCAGAATCTCTACGCTGATGCGCTCAAGGAGCGTGAGCCAGACGCAGATCCAGAGATCTGATTGCCGATCCATCGATTGATCCGCATCTTGGCTAGGGATGCCGGGGGCTTACCAGCCCTCCATCCCTCGACAGTCCTGACTGGGATCTTGATGGACTCAGCGAACTCCTTGGTGGTCATGTTGAACGTGTCGCATATTAGGGACACGACATCACGTGTAGCCACTTCTTCGCCGTCCTGTTCAAAGACCAGTATGTCTCGCTCCTCATCGACCTCCTTGAAAACCAGAGATACGCTCTTTAGATCTTCAAGGTCAGTCATAACGGCCTAGCTCCACTATGTCTCTGATGTAATCCCTGAAGTCCTGTAGGCGGAACTCGGTTCCTTTCCAGTCCTTAGGGTGTGTCCTAGCAAAGTCCTGCCAGAGTTCATACTCCTCTCGAGGGTTTGCGTCTGCTGGTATGGACCCGTCTGGGTCCCAGTGTGATTCAATCGTTATGCTCATAGCAATATTTCCCATTGACGTGGGCAAAGTGCAGCCCTTGATAAAGTTTCCAAGCAGGCTCGTCTCCTTGGATGTAGTAGATACACCCATCGTCTGCAAGGCCTAGAACGGTCAAAGGCCACGCTTCGCTTTCATAGCCTTTGATGATCTGAATTATTTTCGGTTTCTTCATAGTTTGTAGAATATGTGATTGCCGATCTGAACAGTCTTCTTCGACTCATCTGCCCAGTATGGCTTCACGTATGTTGCGTGGTAATGATTAGCTCCACCCGTGACTTCTTGCTTCATCTTGTCGATGTGTTTCTCGAAGTAGAGCGCATGTTTAGCCTGAGGAGTGTCTAGCAGGTAGCTCAGGTCCTTGCCTGAGTCCCAGCAGGAAAACTGCTTGCGTTGCAGGCAGACTTCCTTGGGTGTAATACACCTCTCCTTGGCTCGTTGGGCGATGACGCAGGCGACTGCCGCCATCCCCCGCAGGCCCTCACCTCTGGCTTCCGCCAGTATGGTGAGAGCCACGGTGTGATCCGCTGCAGACATAGTGCAGCAGGTGATCAGCAGTATCAGTGCTTTGAGCATCGTGCTTTCTTGATTGACATTGCCTGCTTCAACCGGTGCTCCAGACAGCCTTGAACGAAGGTGTTTCTCTGGATGTATTCCCGGCTGACTCCGAGCCTCTCGAGCGAGGCATCAATATCCAACACAGCTTGACCGCTCGGGCCTGTTGAGAAGACTGCTCTATCATCATTTAAAGGTGATTTCCTGCTTTGGCTCAAGTTGGGGCTCACCTTGCACTCCTCGATTCGGCCAAAAACCTTGCCGATCTCTACTCCCTCTACCAAGGACAGGGCCTCGACAATATCAGACAGCCTCGAGATGTCTGCTGAGACTTCCATCCTGAACGTGTGTTTCATTTTCATTGATTTCCTTTTCATTGTTTTCCTTTTATTGTTTGTTGTTGTTGGATATGGGGGCCTTGCGGCTCCCGGTTAAAGTTGTTTTTGCTTTTGCTTTCGTCGTCGATGTGCAGAGGCCTCATCCTTCCAGCTATACTCTGACCCAAACACATCATCGATAAGAGCATCACATCGTTCAGGAGGGCGTTTCCTTTTTTTCCACGGACATTCTTCCCAAATCGGATCGATTGAGAACATGAGGTTTGTCAGGTCACTGAAGGTCTCCTGCGGCCAGAAATCTTTGATCTCTGGACTGTGAGTGAACATCCATCGTTTAGATTGCGCCTGTTGATATTGAAGTGTGCGTGTCATTGCTTTGCTGTTGGATATGGGGGCCTTGCGGCCCCCGGTTGGGTTAAGCATAGTTTCCTCGGGCCGTAATCGCTTTTTTCATGACCTCCTCGTAGTGTTTCATTTCTTCTTCAGTGAAAGTAAACTTTGCACCTTTTTCTGTAACCTCGATCCAGTAATTCACACTAGGGTTGTAGGGGTCTCCGCTATCGTGTGGTTCGCTTTCGATCAGCCCTTTTTTTACAAGAGAGCTAACTACTCCGCTTGTTGTTCTGTTTTCCGGGGCCAAGTAGCACAGCCATCCAGAATCATTTTCGTCCATACCCTTACGGAATCTGCCGAGGTAAAGTGTTTCCAGCTCTGTCAATCCGTGTTTCTTCATTTTGTTTCTTTCTGTTCTTCAGTCAGCGGGGTCATTCCCTCCTGACACAAGCAATCTACGCTAGGCTGAGTAGTATTGCAACAAGTATTTTCAAAAAAGTTTAGTTAGAATGTTCGCTTCGAGCCATCTGGGCTCGTTCAACCCACTCCTCAAGTGATAGATGGTTCAGGTAGCAGACGTAGACTGACTCTCCGATCTGATCTTCAGTATCTAGGTCGATGAAATACTGGTAACCTCTGCCTCTCACAATCTGCACACCCAGATGTTTGATGGCCTTATTAATGTCTTTTGTTTTCATTTTTGCGTTGGTTGTTAAGGGGGCTTTCGCCCCCGGTTTGATTAGTCTTCGACTTCTACGATTAACTCTGCTTTGCGCCACCGTAGCAGATCAGCAGCCCACAGATAACATTTCCCCCAATGCTCAAATTCTTTGTCGATTTCATCAGGGTCAAATTGCGAATCTTTAAAGATCTGATTTATGTCACCAACTAATTTCCACCAGTATCCCCAATCATTATGCTTGGTGTCTCCCCACGCTTTGTTTTGTGAGCGCTCTTTTCTTATCAAATCAATTACTTTGTCTATGTCGTATGCTTTCATTCTTATCCTGTTTTCTTGTTTTGTTTGTTTCTTATTTGATAGGTTAGAGCTTTATTCGAGGCCTTTTGCTGGCAGAGCCGTATCTCGTGTTTTGGTTCCAGTAGCCGATCATCTCGAAGCATCCATTTTTAGCGTGTTCAGTTTTTTGCAGAAGCTCGCCTAAGACAATTTTTGCCTCGTGAGGGCTTGTGCAAAGCTCAGAATGCTCAAGTAGCAAGTCGCAGTAGCTGCCTTTACGGTTCGTTAGCGGGGTGTGTCCTATGTCGCTCCAGATATAAAATTTTGTTTCGCATTTCGCTTCGTATCTCATTTTGTTCTTTCTTTCTGTTCTTCAGTCAGTGGGCTTATTCCCTCCTGACACAAACAACATACGCTAGGCTGAGTATTACGTCAACAACTAAAATGAGTTTTTTTATCCTGCCATCCTTGACCTGCACCTGCGTCTAGGTGAATCTGGTGACGTAGGCTCCCGAGGCCAACAAGAACCGTTCTCTGGGCGAACGATAAAAGCCCTGATTCTCGGCCACTTGCAGCCGTAAAACAGCATGTCAAATCCTGAATCCACAGCCGAGGC